AGTCGCCTAGCTATATTGCCCTGACTGTTCAAGGTGAACTGCATCGTGTGCCGCCTTAAAATAAAGTGGGCTGTCGTTTTTTCTAAAGGCCATGGTGTTTATTTTATCCTGTGTGTTATTTATTCCTTTCGATAGCGATAAGTCTCAAAGCCATTGGCACTAAGCGGTAAATCAAAAGCCCAGTCAGGCTTGGCACTTAACAGTGTGCTTAACCCCTCGGCGGAAAATTGTGGGGTATCTGGCGCTTCGCTGATAATCTCATCATGGACGGTTAAGACAATCTCATAACCCGCCTTTTCAATAGGCGGCATGTTATAGGCCAAGACATCGCGTGCGGTGGCCTGACAGATATTTTCGGTGATTTTACCGCCATAGGTTTTTAACCGTTCCCATTTTCGGCTATAAGGATTGGTGCCCATGTAGGTAATTTGTCCATTCTCTGTTCGCGTAGAAGGGTAGCAAAGACTCCGTCCTGATGGTAAACAAATTCTGAGCCAGCTTTTATCGCGCCGGACGCTAAGTTTACGGCACTTAAACGCTACCCCAGGTGACTGAATGGCCTGTTTAACGGCGTCTTCAATGTCGTACCAGAATGATACGGTTTGTGGATGGGCGTTGCGCCACATGCGCTTAAGCGAATCGCAGGTAACAAACACTTTTTCGCTGAGGCCATAAGTCTTCTCCTTTTCAACGGATTTTTGATACCAGCTTATTGCCTCTCGTTTAACATTAAGGGGTATATTCGGTAACGCCGCATTAGCTAGTTCCGCTAAGTCAAGGCTGTAGGCGAGGGCGAACGTTAGAAATGCTGCAACGCCTCCGCCATAGCCTAAGCCGAGTTCCATTACCTTACCGATTTGTCGTTGGGCTTTGGTGACGTTCTCAGGTAAAAGATTAAACGCGCGTGCGTAGGCGAGTTTATAGAGGTCATCACCTTTGCCGTTATCAAACTCGCTAAAAGCGTTGACTTTCCAGTTTTCCCCTGCCAGCCATGCAAGCATGCGGCCTTCGATATTCGATAAATCCGAGATAACCAGTTTTTTACCGGGTGGTGCAATAATACATCCTCTAAGCGCAGAACTGGTCAGTTGCATAATGTCATCACAAATCAGCTCGGCGCAACCGGCTTTTAATGCTTCAATGCCGTTATCAATGGTCTTTTGGTCAAGCGTGGGTCTAGGGAGATTATCGGGCTGAAAAATACGCCCCGCCCAGCGGCCAGTGCGTGAGGCACCACAAAATTGCTTGGTTCCTCGAAGTCGTCCATCTGCGCTTACCGATTTTAACAGCGCTTTATATTTACTGGTGCTGGTTGTGCACGATTGCAGACGGACTGACAGCAGTTCGCGTAAAGCCGGTGGGATGTTCGGGTCGTTAATGCGGCGCTGTAGCGTGCTGGCTTGCATATCCGGTAATGTGATGCCAAATTCTGAGGTAATATGCTGTAACAGGGCATCGCGTTGGGTCGCAGCCTGTATCGCGTTACCCGTTAATTGCTGTGTGACGGTTGATAACCGTTTTTGCTCGTTTTCAACGGCAGTCAAGGCGCTTTTCGCCAGTTCAACGTCCATACACATCCCACGGCGATTAATTTTTTGGTCTAATTGCCATAGTTCGGTTTCATCAGCATTCATATTCCAACGCGGTAAATGTTGATAAATCTCGCGCATCGCTAAAATATCAGAGCCTGCGTAGGTTTTAAACCGCTGCCACTCTTCAAAATGTGTTAACGCCGTGGCGCGTTGTATTTTGCTGTTTTTAGGGCGCGGTTTACAAAATAACTGTATGAGCGCTTTACCCTCTTTATCTTTGGCTTTATCGCTATTGACGTTGAAAATATCGCAAAGTGAGCCTAGCGCACCAGGTAGCCCATGTGCTAGTGCTTGCACCAGCGTATCGTGAACACGGGATAAGGGTAAGTCGATATTTAACACGTGTTTTAAAATTACCGTATCAAACATGCCGCCGTTATGCCAGACGGTTAAAATCTTTGGGTCATCAAGATAGGCTTTTAAATCTGCGGGCATTGTTTTATCTTGTGTCAGATCCCCGACCTTGACAGGGGTGTGATTGTAAGCATAAGCAAAAAGTAAAATTTCTGCATTTTCAGCATAGCGATGCGTGCCACAATTAATGGGAATATCGCTGTAGGTTTCTAAATCGCAAAATAGTAAATTTTGCATAATCTATCCTTATCAGGCGGTCACGGAAAAACGCCCCATTTTAGGGTGATACCACTGACTGCCGCGTTTCTCAGCCTCAAGCATCATATTATCCAGTACACTTCTAAAGGCGGCTTCATCAACCACCGACATTTGGGTAATTTGGCCACCGGGTACAACATGGGGCACTTTTTTGTAAGTTACCTTCCATGCCATCACTAACTGGCGACATTTCGCATCGCTTAAGCCATATTTTGTTTTAAGATAGCTATAGCCTTGGAAACCTGCGGGGATAGTGCCTTGTTTGATATGTTCGATGTCTTCTGAGACTTGCGCTACCTGATTTTCGATACTTTTTAACCGACGCTCTTGCTCAACCTGTGCGATTGCATAAACCAGATTAAGTTCAGCCTGTGATTTAGGTTTGCTCTGTTGTTCGAGTTTATCAATCAGCGAGCGACGAACCGATTTCGATTCACGGGCAGCAACCCGAAGCGCTTGCTTAAGTGCCATTTCGATAATTTCAATATCAGCGCCGTTTTTTTGACCTACAAAAATTTTGTAGGTCTCTCCTTCGAGTTCATCTTTAATGCGATCGATGAAGACGTTATTTCTAATCGGTGGCTCCCCATATTCTTTTCGTGTTTCATTAACCATGACCAGTAATTGTTGCGAGTCGATCGTTTCGTTGTTGGGAAGTGTGACTTTTGTTACATTCATTAAATTTTGCATGTAGAAATTCCTCAATAATAAAATTGATGAAAGATTTTGCAGATGGAACCCTAAACCCGTTATACTTACGTAAAGACGGGAGGATTTTTCTTATGGGTCAGGTTGCATTTGATACACTACAAGCATCAGAAGAACTAGAAAATGCGGGTATTTCTAGAGAACAAGCCAGAGCCATTTCACTTGTCGTACGTAGATCGCATGAGGTTGCAGATGTCGCAACAAAACGTGATTTAGAAGATGTCCGTAAAGATTTAACTACTCAAATATCTGATATCCGTAAAGATTTATCGGCTGAAATAACCAATGTCCGTAAAGATATGGAAATAACCCGTAAAGACCTGCAACTTGAGATGTCAGGTATTCGGTCTGAGCAAAAGTTAATGCGCTGGATGTTAGGCGCCGGTATTTTGGGTATCCTTTCTCTGGTGGTAAAAGCCTTTTTGATGCCTGCGCTATAATTATATTGGGCTGTTAGCTTAACGATAGAGCAGAGGGCTTTTAGCCCATCGCTTTCGGGTTTGAGTCCTGCACAGCCCGCCAACTCCCCGATGGCTTTTAGCCAATAGATTATTCTCTTTTCTTAGGTACTTGTTTTCTTCTACCAGTAGTTGAATCATATTGATTAATGTTTTGGTTTCTTCATCGGCGTAAACGGGTTGCGCTAAGTTAAGTAGATAATGGCTGTTATCACTGGGATTAGTAAGTGCAATGGTTTCACTCATATTATCTAATTTCATTTTTGAGACTCCTCGGGTTATTTACACGTTACATATCAAATTTTCCTTAAGATAAATTGAGTAAAAATCACTCATATTTTTGAGCGATGCCTGATTATTTAACCACTTAAGGCGGCAGTGGTTCCCTTGTGTTAGCTGGCTAATAATTCTTCTTCCTCAGCCATGCTCAGGTCGTCAAATTCGTCAACGGAGGCCACGCTTCCACCTGCAAACGCATCGCCATCCCGGAAAAACTGAACCCCTCTTAAGGAGGCTGAAACCCCTTTACCATTATTGTCATAAGCGTAAAACTCAATGGTGGCGTTAACGTAACAGCCAGAATAGGGACGACCATCCTGTGCGGTTAACGGGGAGGTGTTACGGTCAATGACTAATGGGCGGGATTTGTTACTGGCGCTGATGTACAGGTTTCCAAAGTAACCGTCGTACTCTTTACTATCCCCATCGCGTAAGCAAAAACGGTTAGGGTTATTGCAAATGCTGTTATAGATTTTTTCGATATCCTTTGCGCCCCATTTTTCACCAATCACACGTTTGATACCGGTTTTAATTTCCTCAATTAGGTCAGTACGAGTTTTGGCGATAAGGAAAGTGGCTCGGTATTTGAATTCACTTTGACCACTAAACTGAGAAGGTTCAAATAAATCGGGAAAAGCCAGACGTACGTTGTTTAATTTAATTTTCATCACATTACCTTTTGATTAAATGGATTTATCAACGAGTGCCGCTTCGGTCACATCGTCAAAGTCGTTTAGGGGGTTAATAATAATGGCAGGTCTTGGGTCCGATTCCGGTGCGATAACGGGTTTACCGTCTGCTCGCTCGATAAGCGCTTCCAGTTTTGCCCAGCGACTTGATTTGTCTTTTTTAAGTAGTTTCTCAGCCTGTGGCGGACTGATAATTTTCTTGTGGTAGATTTGCTCCTGTTTAAGTTTGGCGTTTTTTAACAGTGTTTCGGCTTCACGTTCATCACCCCAGGTGCGATTTCCCTGTTTGCCAGTAACCAGTTTAAAGCCTGGTACCGATTGCCCGTTATGTAATGCCTCGGTGACCCGATTTCGCAGAGCTTTACAAAAGCTCTCTATCAAATCGACATGCGGGTAGAGTGTTGCCATTTGCTCAGGGGTTAGTAGCGTAATGCGTTTTGGTGCATCACTCAGTTGGGGCGCTAAAGGTTGGGTTAAATCGACAAAATCGCCGCTGACTTCATTATGTACAAACTGCGCCTGAGCAAAACACAATCCGCCTTTGGCTTTGCAGAACCGGCATTGCTTGATGTCTGGTGAAAAGGCACTATCCGGTAGCGCATCAAGCCCGTTGCGCTCGGCAAGGGTTGCCATCTCCATGGCTTTTTGCGCTCTCAATCTAGCCAAATCACCAAAGTCTTTTAAATCCTCAACCGATAGCGCCCATTCAGACAGATGGTTAAGCCTGGGCTGATGGATAAAAAGCCGAACCGAGTTAAAATCATAAACAAGGTCAAACTGATGTAACGCCCCCAGCGCATAGAGCATAAGTTGCGCATTTTGCCTGGCATCGACTTTAACGCCTTTACCGTATTTCAGGTCATGGATTTGTAACTCATCATCGCTGACAATAATCGCATCGGCGGTACCAAACGAATTCTCTACGTCAATGACCGCTGAAAAGTCAACTCGCTCCTCAACCTGTAAGATTTTCCCGTCCGCCAGTTGCCAGACAGTATCAACATAGGTCTGGACGTGCTCAACCATCTCTCCATTCACTTGTGGCGAGTTGGTTTTTAGCAAGGGATACGTGCCAATATAATCCTTTGCATCAAAGCCAGATGTTCGTCTACGCCCGTCACTAAACGGGTTTTGGCGCATTTTTAAGATACTTTCCGCTAAGGCGTGTGCCGCGCTGCCTTCTTCCGCAAACGGTGATGTTTTATCGGGTAAGGTGGCCTCGACTGCGAGACTGGCGCTACATCTTAACCAGCGGCTAGATGAAGAAGGGGATAATTTTGCATGGTTAGCCATTTATTATCTCCTCAACATGTTTTTTCCTAGCTATAATCGCAAATTCTTTTGTAGGGAAGTGACCTAGTGACTTGCACTTCTTTTTTATTCGTCCATATGCTTGCCAAGGATTTTTCTTGTTCTTAGTTAGACGTACTCCGATCGCCCCCGATACCCCTCGGCAAACATGCTTATTGGTATTATTTATTGTGGCATTGACCCATCTAAGATTTTCGGTTCTATTATCATCGCGAATACCGTTGATATGGTCTACAAAAGGGTCATTGCCTGAAACAAAAGCGAATGCAACCAAACGATGTATTTTTACTGTGGTTTTTATTCCCGATAACCATAAATCAGTTATAAGATATCCATCTGAATCTTTACGAAGTTTTAAATTTTTACCTTCTATTGTGTAATAATACCCGCTACCTTTATTAAATATTTCTCTACTAAGACTTCGGAGATTGCCGAGATTAGAAATCTGGTATGCACCTTCAAAGTTATAAATATCTTTCCATATTTCAGTCATTTATCCCCCCCCTAAAACGCGTTGGGCTTTCTCGATAAACTGAACCAGATTGTTATCGGTAACATCACCTAGTTTTTTACCGTTGAAGAATGCAAGGATATCCAATGCTTCATTGCGATACCCACCTTTGACCAGTTGAGTAATGCATGCCGAAGCCTCACTGCGAAGTGCCTTAAAATCAGTCGGTTTGACTTCCGCAGGGGTAGGCAATTCACGCACTAATAACAAGGCAAATTCGCGTCGTTCGGTAATGCCAAAGAGATTATCCCAGTTAGCCAGCATTTTTAGGCATAAATCAAAAGTCGAGGTTTTTGAGAGCGTTTTAATTTTACTTATGCCGTTTAAAGCGCAATAAAGCGCATCAATTTGCCCGGTAACACTATCTGCTTTCTCAGATGCAAGCGTTGCTGTGGCTTTAGCGACTTGCGTATTGTCAGGTTTAATTGCTTCATCCCCAAACAAGACGGACAGGGCGACGACGTGACGCAAATCAAGCGATTCAATATCAACCGGTTCAGGTTCAGGCGCTACTTTAGGGGCTTCAACAATCGGTTTAACGGCTTTAGCAGGTTTCGTTTCGGTCTTAGGGACGTTCATCTTTTTCTCGGCAACAACCGGTGCTGGCTTGTCCTCGGCTTTAGTGTGTGCTTCGACAACAGGCTCAGGCTCAATTGCTTCTTGAGGCTCGGCCGTAGCAGATGGCGCAACAGGTTGTGGCTTAACATCCGGCGTGAACGGTTTCGTTTTGTTTACCCTTGTTGGTTCGTGTGGGGCATTCGGGTCATTTTCAAACTGTCCGACTAGCTGACTAATTAACATTTTATGGGCTTCGGCCAGTTGATTATGAGCGATAACCATTTGCGTGTGGTTTTCTGCCAGTCTTGCCAGCAGAGGGTTATTTGCGGTAAGCATTATGCGTTAACCTCAACGGTATAAAGTAACAGGGAATGGGTAATTGCCATTGCGTTTAAGCGCTTCTAATTTTTGTAAATAGCGTAAACGCCTTACGCTGTTATTCATCGGAAATCGCTCCGATGACAGAATTTTTACTTTTTGCATGGGTATTTTTCCAATGGAATGAGTTAGATAGGGGATGCTTGGTTATTTAGCCACTTCAAGCGGCAGTGGTTTCCTGGTGTTTTCTTACAAACAAAATTTATAAAAATAAGTTTTAATGTTGTTTGCGTTTGCATTTCGTTTTCTGCCAGTGTTGCCCTTTCACGACCGTTATTCTTTAATTAAACGGTGCTAATCTTCTCGCCAACCGGATCGCGTTTGGCGGTACATCGCATTTTATGCGCAGGGGTCTAAACAGAAAAATCTGTGCTGTTCCGACTTTCTAAATTGTTAAAGAGCAAGGTGTTTATTCAAACTTATTATTCATAATCGCATAATTAGTATTATGCGAAAAATGCACTTAGTCAATTATTTTTCGCATTTATTTTGCTAAACATTAAATAAGGTGGCGGTTTTTAAAAAGGGATTACTTATTCTCTATAGTAAAGCGAATCTTTAGCAATACCCGCTACATAGATAATTTTTTCAATAGTTGACGCTGCGAGACGTATCGGCGGATGGTTTGAGTTAATTGAAAGCAGATGAACAACATCATCTCTTTGATACAGAAATGTTTTTACCATAACCTGGCCGTGATCGTCTTGAACGAGAACCTCATCACCCGGTTTATATTTATAGTTTGGCTCCATAACCACGAATTCTCCATGTTGAATTCGCGGCATCATTGATTCACCTTGACAACGAAGGGCAAAAGCATCTCGATCTTCAGTCGGCCAAATAATATAACCATAGTCATGTCCGCCTGATGATTCTTTAGAATTCCAATATCCACCTCCCCCCAATTGTGTTGTTCCCAGCACGGGCACCTTACCGAAGTTGAATGGAATAGTATTGACTTCGATTCTTTCGTATGATTTTGTTTCATTTTCTGTAGAAATATTTGATGTGATTAAATCTTTATATAGCAATTCATTAGCTTCCACCCTAAAAAAATTAGCAATTTTTTGGACTATTTCTAATCGTGGACTTTTAACTTCCCCACTTAACATTCTATGTAGTGTAGGTTGTGGCATCCCAATTCGGCGTGATAGTTCAGCAACGCTTTTCACTCCTTTTTCATCCATTAATTTCTTGATATTCTTATTTAGTTTGGCCGTTACGATTCCCATTATTTTACTCCCCTTTAATCATATATAAAATTCAAAATATACTTTTACGCATATTATAATTAAATTTAAATAAATATTTCGCATTGCAAATGTTTATGCGAATTGGTATTTTTAAACACTTAAATGAAATGAAAATTGGAGAAAGACCGTGTATAAGAAATCACCTATAGAAATCGTCCAGGCATTATTAGCGCAGGGATTAACGCAATCAGAAATAGAAGCTAATACGGGTATTAAACAGCCTTCAATAAGCCGAATACTGACAGGAAAGAATAAGGATCCGCGTATATCTACCATGGTTGCCTTAGAAAAATTGTATTTAGAGCTAACCACTAATTCTTCTACTACATCAAGGCTAAATAAGTCAAAGGCCAAATAACCTATGCAAATACGCTATTCCGTCGGGCGTAGTGTTAATGACAAATGCCCGAGTCCTGCTGTGGCTGGCTCTTTTGCCGAGTATCATCAGGCGATAAAAAAATTAACCAAACCTATTAATATTAGTCCCTCCGATCCAAAAGCCATTTTCGACAAAAAGAAAAAAGCCCTTAATTATATCTGGGGCGCAATGAAAAATGTCAAGAAAGGGCGTAATGCGCTCAATGCGGGTAACCGCAGCGTGCTATGGCTTGACATGGACGGTTGTACCTCGGCGGCGTGGGAAATGTTATCAGGCATTCTCGGATTTTATCAATGTTTTGCCTATACCACTGCCAGTCATGAACATCCTGTTGCGCAGGGTGAGCAACGCTGGCGTATTGGTTTTTTGTTATCCCGTGAGGTGACTGCATTAGAGTACAAAGCGCTAGGACCACGCATTGAGCAGGAGTTGATGGATTGTTTCGAATTGCTCAGTGATTTGGCGATTAAGTGGGACCGCTTAGTCTATGAGCCTTCGCATATGGTTTTTGCGCCGCATGAAGGCGCAAAGTATGAAAGTTTTGAAGGCACGGTGATCGATGTTGATACGCTTTTAGCCTCGGATAATACGCCTGTTATTGAGCAGGTTGATCTCTCTACGCCCGATAATGATGATTTAACCCGTTTAGTCGATTTGCAAAATATCAATGACCAGACGTTTGAAGATTTACGTTCTGCACTGTGGTATCCGAAAATATTAAACCAGGCGGAGAACTACCCTTCATGGGTGGATATGGGCAATCGCCTCGCCTGGTTTAAAGGTACAACTTTTGAAGATGAAGCTAAAAAGATGTGGCTTGCCTGGTCTTCTGCCGCCGATAAAGGAAACTTATCCGCCGCAGAAGCCAAATGGCCTGAACTACGTGCCGAAAGAACAGGCTATCAAGCGATATTCAGTTTAGCGCAAAAAGCAGGATGGGTAAATCCTGGGGCAGCGCGATTGAAAACGGCGGTTGCCAGTGAGATTGAATTACCTGTATCGCAACCGCATTTGGGCGGTTATGGAACCCCTGGGAAATTTATTGTTGAGGGGCTGATTCCGGTCGGCGTGACGGCGATTTATGGTGCTTCTTCTACCTTTAAATCCTATACCGCCTTGTCTATTAGCTTACGCATTGCCCTGATGAAGCAGCGTTGGTCTGGGAGGAACATAAAGGGTGGTTCTGTTCTCTATATTGCCGCAGAAGGTGGGAGCTCGATTGCGCCACGGGTAGGTGCATGGGCAGATAAATATAATAACGGCAAACCAATAAAAAACTTTTACACGTTACCGCGTGCGGTTGATTTGGCAGAGCCAAAGGTGGTCAATGGCGTCTTAAAAGAAATTAAGCGTATAGAACAAGTAACCGGAGAGCCGGTACGTATGGTTGTGGTGGATACGTTATCGCAGTCGATGAACTCCGGTGATGAAAATAGTGCGGGGGATATGGCTAAATTTCTGGCAGGGGCAACCAAAGTCGCTTCAGAAGCCGCGGTCGTTTTCATCCACCACACAGGGAAAGACAGTAATAAAGGGATGCGTGGTTCTTCTGCGGCTTTTGCAAACGTAGATTCGGTTATTAAGGTAGAGCGGGTGGGTGAGTCTGTTAACCTTATCAATGAGAAACAGCGTACTGGCCCCACCCAACCGACTAAAAGCTATCACGTCCCTACGGTAGCGCTACCCGATTACGTTATTGAGCAAACCGAAAACGTTAATAACGACTATACCAGTACAGAAGGAGAGATCTACGAGCCGGTACGTTTAACAACCGAACGTGTGTTTGAAGATGTTCCTTTCGCTGAAATTATCACCGCTTTTGATGATGAAAGCAAGCCCACAAAGCGTGATACACATGAAACTTGGGTTTGGGAGCAATTAGACAGTGCAGGCGGACGTATTGAACGGGCAGTACTACGAGAAAGATGGAAAGATTTAGGTATGGAATCAAATATTCTGCGAACGGTTATCTCAAGAATGAAAAAGTCGCAAGGTGTTTCTGAGTCGTCTGATGGCATTATTCATGATTCGATACTAGCACTCGAACGTGAAGACAATGTCCAAAAAGATGAGCGAAAAAATTTTCACAGTTTGCAAGAAAGACAAAAAAGACAAAATCAACCAAGAGAAGGGATTATATAAATATGCAATTATTATACATGTACATGCAATTTTTGAGGTTAATTGGAAGTAAGGCGCAACATGAAGCGCAATAAAAAATAATGTTATTGATTTTAAAGGATTTTTTAGCGCAACAAGGCGCAACATGACGGCTAGCGAGAAGGCGCAACAAAACCCCTCTCACCCCCTTTAGGGGGTGAGGGGTTTTGTTGCGCCCGAGCCGTTGCGGTTTTATTCAGTTCAAATGAATATGCAAAACCTGAAATGCCTGAATTGAAGTTTAAACGCGAGCGGCAAAAACATCCCGGTCACAACAGGAGCGAAAAGACCATGAGTAGAGACATTGAGAAAATATTACTTCACTGGGGTGTCTGCCGTGCGGGTAATCCGCATGCTGGTTTCTACTACCGGTGAACTGACAAATTCACCCCGCAAAATATTTCGAATAAAGCAATTAGAGTAACAATGAGGGTAAAATACGATGCGCAGAGATATTCAACAAGTGTTAGAGCGATGGGGAACCTGGGCCCGTGATAACAACACCGGTATCGACTGGTCGCCGATAGCGGCCGGTTTTAAGGGATTGCTCCCTTTACGCCCCTCTCTGCGCCCTTCGTGCTCAGATGAGGATGGGCTGATTATCGATAATTGCGTATTGCAATTGAAAAAAGTACGCCAGCCCGAAGAGCTAAGTTTGATTATCGCGTATTACGTCAAGGGCTATTCGAAGCGGGCTATCGCTCGCCGGCGTCGGGTAGATGAGCGGCTGATACGGGCAAAATTACTGATTGCAGAAGGCTTTATTGACGGTTGTTTATCGCTGCTCGCCGTGCGATTAGACATGGACCCCGAGGTTAAAATCACTGGGCCACAAAAAAGTGAAAAAAGTGTTAGTGCGGTCCGCAAAAAGTTTGTTAATGTGGTATGAGTTGGCGATTTGACTGATGGAATAAATCAAAGTAGTGCGCTAATAGCACCATCACATTCGTGGTAAACCATTCACAAATTAAATTATCTTTCTACCGCGTAGCCCGCTTCATAGAAATGTGTGTTTGATAAAATTCAAATCTGAAAACATAAATTAATATTGAAATTACCTTGCTGATACATGTGTACCAAGCAATGACCCTTTTCAAAAAAACTCTCTTTCACTTTCAATAAACTTATTGTCGAGAAATAAAAATGACTGAAACAACTAAAATTGAAAACTCAAATGATAAAATCGCTTTTAATTCATTTAACATGCAACTGGGCGTCGCTGCTAATCTAGTAAAGGGGTATGCGCCCGGCTGGAACCCTGCAAATAGAAAACTGGATATCCTCAATAGACCGACAGAACAACCCATGAAGCCGCAAATACCAGAACCGTCTGGAAAGAAAGGGGATTGGGGATACCCTGTCATAAGCTTACATGAAACTGCAGACAGTTTGATAACAGAATTACTCGGATACAAGATAGATGCGCCGGCTATCGATGACGCTCCCCCCTCTCTTCCAGCCGGGTCATTGCTGCTATCTGCACCAACAGGGCAAAAGGCAAAGGAAGCACTGAAGGAAACTTTAGGGGTTTCCCTGGCAGATACTAATCTACGTTATGCGCTTGTCAAGTTGACAAGATTTGACGAAACACTGCTTCATACCACGAAAGAACATGGCATTCTCACAACAGTCCATGCTTTGAAACCTGACCCCCGCATCGGTGTTAATGCCGATTTTATGCGCTCTATGGCCCGCCTACGCCATTTCTCCGTATCAGCTCCCGATACTTTCACCGATTTAATCCCAGCAGACGCCAATGCTTACTTAACACAATTCGCTCAATATGGCACCCACTTTGTTTCATCAATATCGGTTGGTGACCAGATTGTTCAAGTATTTGCATACGAAGAAGAGCGTTTTAAAAAAGTAAAAGAAGGATTTGAAAAAAATGATTTCACAGGCCCTAATTCAGAAGGTTTCAGATATTATACAACGGACGCCAATAAAGGAAAATTTGCCTACGTAAAAGAGTACGGAAAAATTCTCTGTTTCAGCAATAACAAAAAATTTCAGGAAAGTGTCAATAAAGGGCTATGGAACGAAAAATTCTGGGCTAAACACGATAGTGTATTCCAGATTTTTAGCGAAGATACCGGGGTATCACGCAGGTGGTTAAATAACAATCTTACCGAGCAGGCACCTATTCAACTTACGCTTGCCCCGTTAACAACGTTTACTGAGTACAAGCGAACAACCGTGTGGCGACAAATCTTCAAGGCGGCGATGTCAACCGTTTTCGGTGATACCATTAATCCTAATTTTAAGCCGCAAGACGACACTGACTTCTCAAAAATCATTCTAGAAGACCAACCGGGTGTTATTTCTACCATCGCTACGCCAACTATCAACATTTATAAAGCAAGACTTGATTTGGAAGGCATGCAGTTTAAAGCGCAGGAAGAGGTGAAAACGTTTATCTCTTACGGTTATGTTGTCAGCGGCACGTCAAAGAACGTAGTGAGTTTGCCAGGTGAAAATGTTCGACTATTCGGCTACAAAATGGATATGCGCGCAAGCGGACAACCTAACATAATTTCACTCAGTTCAAAAGGGTTTGAGGGTTTACAGCTTGGTTGTGAGCATTTCCTTGGTGTGGCGCGTTTCCAAACGACCGACGGCAATAAACATTTTCTGGTCACCGACGGTTTACGCTACGATTTGGATGGAAATGGTTGGCCGTCCGTTACCCACGATGTTCGACAGCCACCGAGTACCGCCTATTTATCTGACTTGAAAGACAGTATAGAATTTTCGCTGGCCTTTGGCGAGGCTGTCCTTGGTATACAAAGCGGTACAAAAGGTGATAGCCCAACACAAGCGCTCGCGCGGGGCTATCTAAAGTGGGTGGGCAAAGTCATTCCAGCCGATACCCAAAATCAGGATTTGTTGACCATGCGTTTCCGAGCGCTTGACTTGAGCAACTATTCACCCAACAGCGGGTATGGGGCATTTGTGCCAATTTTACCCGCCACTGAATACGAAAATTCAGTTGAGAAAATTCTGAATTATCTTCAAGAAATCCAACGTCAAATTGGTGAAAACACGAACAAGATTGATCAACGTAAATATGCAGAAAAAGCTAACGTTAACGCTAAAACATTAAACGAGAATATTGTTCAATCCGGGAAATTACTTACCGATCTCATCAAGGCGAACGCGCAAGCATCAAAAGACTTATCTGGTTACTATGATTCGGTCATTAAAGCCAATGAAAAAGAAGCTAAAGACCAACAGAACAAAATTAACGCATTATCGAATGCTGTTTTCGAGCAACAAGCTGAAGTGGATAAGGCGGGGCAGAAATATAAAGCAGCGGTTGAACAATGGCAAACGATGGAAGCCATCAAGTTCGGCTTAGAAGTCGTCACCAATACATTTAGCTTAGGTACTGCCATTACCATTCCGTCAAGCACGCTTACAGGCGTAAAAGAGCTGGGCACAATTGCACAAGGTATTCAGAAATTCTTGAATATATCGAATGCTGCAATGAAAGTCTATGGTTCATCAGCAAGCCTAAAGAATATTAGTGATGCCAACAAAGCGCTAGATGGCCTTGATAAAATGGGCTATGGCGATATAACGGCATTGAATTGGGAAGAGCTTATTTTAAATTTGGATACCGTCATGGCTCATGGACCGAATATCCCAGCGAAAACAGAACTGGTGAACGCCTTCAAAATCCTGTCTGCCCGTGGTAAAGCGTTAGCCAGTGCGCAATCAAATCTATTGCAGATACAACGCGATATTTACACCACACAGTGTCAAAAAGGATTGAGAAAACGTGAAGAAGATCGTCTAAACAAGTTAGTCGACAACTTACATCCTGCAAAAATTGAGGAACTGGATAAAGACGCTATTGACTTAGTTGGATTGACTCGTAGTCTAGACTATTTTCGCCAACAGATGCTCACAACGTTAGCCAAAACGTTTCTGCTTCAGGATCAGGCTTTGCAGTACGAATGGTTACAAAATCCAACCCCAATCGCGAGCTACAGTCTGTTAACTTTCATGCGTTCTCGCATCACACAAAGCCAAGAAACAGAAAGAGCGCAATCTCTGCTGCTCCAGTATCAAGCTTCAACGACCAAACCTATCACTATCGACATCAAGGGGGTAAGAGCGGAAGACATCAGTAACGGTCACACATTTGAGAAGGTTATCGATCCTAATCATCCTCAATTTAAGGAATACGTTAATCTTCGTGTTCAATCCGTAATCGCTGAAGTTATGGGTGTAAAATCAACCGAAAGTGGAAAACTTCTTGTTAATCTAACTTTTGAAAATAAGCCCTTCACTGATCGCAATGTTGAGCGCGAAAACCTTCGTTTCAACACCCCCTGGCGTGAACGAACTTATGAGTACGACGTGGCGACAGGAAAGCCGAATTTTACCGATGAAGGAAAATCGTGGTCAGAAGGTGTAAATTGTGTGACGCCTTTTGGCGCTTGGGGGGTATCATTGCCCAAAACACAGACTAACCGTGGACTAGTTTTCAAAAACGGCGTCACCGTCGACATCCGACTGACATTCACGGTTAAAGCAAGAATCGTTGATGCATCGAGAAGAGTCATCAATAAGGATAATACTCAAATTGATAACCGTGCTGTAAAAGCCGAAGCGCTGCACAAGCGCATAATGGCTCAAGCCGGAATGAGAGGGTCACAAGACGATTTAATTAAAACACTATACAACGCTAACGACGCAACCAACGGCTGGGATGTCGTCTTTAATATGGAACTAGAGTCAATCAAGAATAGCTTAAAAGACCAGTATAAAGACATTAAAAATAATGAAGAATATAAGACAAAGATACCGCAGATAGAAACCACTAAAAAAGGTTTAACTACAGATATAATAACAAGAATCTCCATTGAATACGGTTACCCGTTACTGACGTTTGAAGAGAACAATTCAGACACCGTAAAGTTAGAAATGAATATTGATAAAGGGACGCTAACTATTTGTGAAAAAAACAAAAAAACAGGGGAGGAAATATGCGGTGATCCCACTCCAATATCAGGAAAAAAACTGACCGCTTATGTTAAGTTGGAGAAAGTATCAGGAACCACTTCCGAAGGTAATAAAATATTAAATCTTAAGCTAAATATGGACAAGGGCGCTTTCAGCATAGGTAGCATTGAGATAAGTGATGAGGAGAAAGTCGAGTTAAATGAAGCAATCAAGGCGTATTTTGTCAATAATAAAGTGGAGTATCTTATTAATAGGTTAGACTTGACTCATGTACCAACTCTTGATGCAATGAAACCAAACGGTTTTAAATTTAGAGTGCTAAAAACCGAAGCTAATGTAGACATCTTACAGCTCTTTATTCAGACTGGAAATCGGACTAAATTGCCGAATGACATGCATCTCAATAATGTACCCGAACCATTACCAGAAGGTAGTGAAACTTCATTACTTATCCGGAGTGGTTTGCTCTTCTCTGACGTACTCCCCGAAAGTTTAGATAAAAATAAAGGGTGGAGTTTGGAAGGGAAACCCTCTTCAGACAATAACAATAAATGGTATGGGGAATTTACCAACGCGCCTGTTTCGGCAAATGACATTGATTTACGTGATTTAAAAGAACATGATTACCAGGCTGGTGTATATACGCAACGGGACTACTATTTTCCTGATAATAAGGTCATTTGGAATTTATCAAGCATGATCTTAAGGCCGACCAGTAGTGGACAGCTACAACTGTGCGGTGAGAAGACGCAATCTGTCAATTTCAAAATGGATGAGCTGATCATATTCATGTTCAATGACCCTGTTTTGCATACTAGAGATTTTAAAAACGATGCAAACTTGAATGTTAATGCTTTTCTTTATAGTGATATAAATGACACTGGACGTAATCAATATTTTATAGCCAAAATACAGGATTCAACAATGAAGGTTGGTGGCCATTTGGCTGGAGGTGGGCCATCGGGTTCTGATGACTTAGAGGCTAAAGTGAACCAAAAAATTGAGGAGTACGTATCGCCTCAGATTAAAGCACAGCTTAATGATATTACCTTTACCCCTGTTTCGTTATTTGCAATTAAGAATTTGCTTTTTCCAAAAGATAATTACATTAATTTTGAAACCGTCGCTGTGCCCGGAGATATGCTTATTTTGGGGAACTTTCAAAATAAGGATAAAAAACTAATTGAGGGGGACTAACAGTATCGCGAAAAACATGCCGTAAAGTTTCTATATTTTAAGAAAACAGAGTATATCGTGCGCTTGGTCTTATTATATACAAGCGTAATTTTTTTTGTAATTTAGATTTCCTCATCGGAACCCGTATTCACTGAGTAAAAAGAAGCTTGTTAATATTTCATGGAAAAATACACCACCGGCTCCGCCTATAGCTGGAGCTTTGCTACCTGCTTTCTAGGTTTGTTTTCGCTCAGTGACTGGGCGCTGATTACCGGTATTGTCTGCACGTTATTGACCTGTATTGTGAATTGGTACTATCGGCATAAGGAATACCGTTTTCGGGTGAAAAAAGATAATGCGTCCTGACCTTAAACGACGACTGCTGACGGCAATAACAGGCGGCGCTGTTGCTATTGCAGCGGTATTAGTGCAGTGGCATGAAGGAATGAGGCACAAACCTTATAAAGATGTTGGCGATGTGCTAACGGTGTGCTACGGGCATACCGGGAAAGCGGTTATTCCGGGTAAACACTACACAGACCAGGAATGTCTAGCTTTGCTGGAGAGTGACCTGAAGGCGGCGATGGCGGTAGTTGATACTCAGGTTACCGTGCCGCTGACCGAAACGCAAAAAGCGGCATTAGCCTCGTTCGTCTACAACGTAGGAAGTGGGGCTTTTGCGCGTTCAACGTTACTCCACAAACTCAACGCGGGTGATATATAGCTAAGCGACTTAATTTTGATTACATCATATGCTTTAAAAATAGATCATCGAGATTGCAACCTATTTCCATCTTTTTACGTTTCGCTTGAGACCATTTATGTTCTATCGGATTTAAATCTGGTGAGTACGTAGGCAA